AAGACAAATAGTACACATAGGAGATGAGGTTGACAATGCTGCACTTTCATATCACGAGAAGCTAACAGATATGCCTAACGCTGAAACTGAAGCAGAACAAGCACAGAAGGCTATGGAGAAGTGGTATGCTACGTTTCCTGATGTTAAGGTTTGTGTTGGTAATCATTCTGCACTACCATTTCGCCAGGCAACTACAGCAGGTATTCCTAAAAGGTTTTTGAAATCATATGAAGAGATATGGAATGCTCCTAAAGGTTGGAAGTGGGAGTTGAATTGGGAGATTGACAATGTTATATATGAACACGGAACAGGATCATCAGGTGCTAGAGCAGCAGTCAATAGAGCTACTGCAAATAGACAATCTACTGTTATAGGTCATTGTCATTCCTTTGGTGGTGTAAACTATATGGCTTCTCGTAGTGATTTAATCTTTGGAATGAATGTAGGATGTGGCATTGATGTAGATGCTATGGCATTTTCTTATGGTAAAAACTTTCCTAAAAAGCCAACTCTTGGCTGTGGTGTAGTTCTTGATGGTGGTAAGACTGCACTATTTATACCTATGGATTTAGGTTCTAAAATAATTCATATCTAGTAAAAAAAATATTTATAATTTTTTTGTTTGTTTTTAAAAAAATTTGTTTAGCTTTGTCAAAGTATTAAACATTAAAACAATTAATTATGGATGGAATCAAAGTAGAATCAGTAAAACTAGGTGATGTATTATTTTACCTAGATAGTAAGATAGAATTACTAGATGGTCTTCTTAAAGACGATGAAAGAAAAGAAGTAGCAGAAAGGAACAAATCAGATAGAAACATATACCTTGTTGAATGGTATAATGGTAGAGTAGCTAAAGGTTCTTATGCTGTAGATGTACTTAAAGAACTCCGAACACAAATCGTTAACCTTAATAAATAATATTATGTCAGAATTAGTTAAAGAAACTAGAAAAGAAGCATTAGGTAGATTATTCAAGCAGAATGGTCTAGTGCAAGAAGATGTGTACAAAGACAAGAGAGGCTTTGTAATTATCACAAGAACAGGTATTGATAAGATTATCAGTAATAGAAACATCACTTTACAGTATGAGCCAATTGTTATGGAAAAAGATTGGGTAGTATTAAGATGCGTTGCTGAAATGGTAAAAGGAAAAGACATAGGTCATACAAGGGTAGAATCTTTTGGCGAAAGCAGTAAAGAGAATACTATGGGTATGGCAGGTAAGTTTCCTGTTGCTATGGCAGAGAAACGAGCAAAGTCAAGAGCAGTATTAATGTTGACAGGCTTCTACGAGCAAGGGGTTTATGGTCAAGATGAAATGGCAGAATAATGGTTCTTGATTGGATAGATGATATATTTGAGGAAGAGCCTATCAGTAATAGTCAGATAGCTATTATTGAAACTCTTCTTCCTCGAGTACCTTACGAAGAATCGACTAAAAAAGAAATAGAAAGTGGACTCCTGGAACTTAATTATAATGAAGCATATAAGTTAATTATGAAACTGAAGGATGATTATATTCCTAGAGACCCACAAGAACAATGGAAAAAAATGTTTAAAAATGGCTATTAAGAAACACGCAATGACTAAAGAGGGTGCGATAGTTGCAATCACTAGAAAGCAAGTTAATCAAATCAATAGTAAGGATTCAAAGAAAAATGATCCTGCTCACTTTGGAATAAGAAAAACTTTCATAGATTTGTATATGTCACAATCTGATGAACAAATAAAAGAAACATACCTCATAGAGTTTGGGGTAGAATTGGAAATCGTAAAACAAAGATAATGTACACAAAGATTATTAAAACAAGAGCAAGAAACGAGTTTGAAGAGATGTTAAGATGTGAAGGCATATCAAAGAGAAGATTTGGTATGATAATAGGAGTCAAAGGCTCTACCATCGAGAAATATATTGATGACCCAGGATTTATTAGAGTATCACAAATAGAGAAGTTAGCAGAGCATTTAGATGCAGATGCGACAACTATATTTAAGCTAATCAATGAGGATTATGCTAGAGAGTTAAGAAGAGAAGGTAAATACGAAGAAAGTTACTTTAATAAATAATGGATATATTAGAAACTATAGCAACTGTTGTGACCAAGGTTCACAAGGTTCGAAAAGATGAGTTCTTTAGTAAGAACAGAAAAACAGAATTGGTAGAAGCTAGAAGGCAGATGATGGCTATCTCTAGGAATGAGTATGGATTATCTACTGTAAAGATTGGTAGGTATCTAAACAGAGACCACAGCTCTGTAGTACATCATTGTGTAAAGCACGATGACCTGATGGATGTAGACAGGGTGTATAGAGATAAGTTTGAAAAGACTTTAAATCTTATTACTCTGATGTCAAAGCGACCAAGCGAAGTAAAAACGATCTATGACATTTTGCACAAGCAAGACGAAAAGATTGCAGCTCTTCAGAAGAGTTACGATTCACTCTCTGAAAAGTATATTAGACTAAAAGAATCAATTACTAACCTTAATACTTTAGCAAATGGCTGAAAAGAATTATGTAACTAGTAGCATCAAGAAGGTGACTACACAGTATGGTGAACTTATGAATTGCAACTTTAAGCTAGAAGACTTACAGAAGTTGGAAAGCAACGGTTGGGTGAGCATTACAATTGCAGAGAGAAAAGAACCTTCAGAGAAGGGTGCTACTCACTACGCATTTGAAAATACTTACAAACCTGAACCTAAACAGGAGTCTAAAAAGACTGTTGTAGAAGATGATGGATTACCATTCTAAATTGTTGATGGAGGGTGTAAAAACCCTCCACAATACTTTCGATGTAGAGATTATGACATTTCAAAAGAAACATACAGAGAATGAACTAAAAGTATTTGAAGCAGTATCAAAACGCTTCAAAAGAGAAATCTACCCTGCAATCAATCCTTACTCCAGGTTTGATGGTGAAGATGATGAATATATCTACGAGATCAAGTATAGAGATAAGTATTACGACCCTACGATGATAGAGTTTGACAAATATTCTTTCAATCTATTATATGCAAAGAATACCAATAGAGATTTTATTTATTGTGTAGGACTACAGTTAGAGAACTGTTTTATAGTGCATATCTTTAATCTAACGACCTTAACGAGAAGGAATCACGACTTTGGATGGGAATGGAGAAAATTACCACAGACATCACATTTTGATAATAACAAAAAAATTGATAAGTTTGTGGGGTATATGAAAATCAAGGAAGCAATTAAATCAATCACAGTAAAAGAATAACAATGGCAAAACGAATGACAGACACGGATAAGTGGAAGAAAAGATTCATACGAGAGATGAAACCTCAACACAAGTTACTATGGTTCTACATTTTAGATGACTGCAATCACGCAGGTATTTGGGAGGTAGATATGGAAGTAGCATCATTAAGAATAGGATTTACAATAACTGAAGATGACATACCACAGTCTTTTAATGACAGGGTAATATCTTTTGACAATGGCGATAAGTGGTTTATCCCTGAATTTGTAGAGTATCAATATGGTGAATTAAATCCTAATTCTAACGTACATAAATCAGTAATTTCTTTATTACAAAAGTATAATCTTGAAGGGTACCTGAAGGGTTCACAAACCCTACCTAATAGGGTTCAAGATAAAGATAAAGATATAGGTATAGTTAAAGAAAAAGCTAAAGCTAAAAGATTCCAAAAACCAACAGTTGAAGAGGTTCAAGAGTATTGTAATGAGCGCAATAACTTTGTTGATCCACAAAAGTTTTACGACTATTATTCTTCTAATGGATGGAAGGTAGGCAAGAACTCAATGAAAGATTGGAAGGCTGCTGTAAGAACTTGGGAAAAGAATACTACATCTAATCAATCTAAAGGTAAGATAGAACAATCACTAGACACTTGGCAAGAGGCTAGACAAATGATAAACAATGGATAAGAGTAAACAAATTTGGTACAGATTCAGCAATGATATTGAGCAATTAAATTTAGATTGCGTTGATCTATTGAGTAAGTGTTATATGATGCTAGGACAAAGACCTGACACACAGCAAGTTGTAATGATGGCAAAGTTCCTGGTAGATGATTTAAGTAAGTTATATCCATCTATGGAAATGGAAGAAGTGGCATTTGCCTTTGAGCAAGGAATAAGAAACTCTGAAAGTGGTGGTTTTGTAAATGTTCGTAATTGGAACATATGGCTCAAGGAACATAAAACTAAATCTGCACTACAAAGACAGCAAAGATTAGTAACTGATTATCAAAAGCATCAGCAAGGACAAAAGATGATTGATGCAACTATAAACAAAGCAAAGAGATTAAAATGACAAAAAGACCGATTTATTGGGCAAAAGTATTTTATAAAGTGGCTAAAAAGAAAAACATCAGGCAAGTATGGAAAGATTACGAAAGTGAAGCATTCGTAACTACAGGTGATGTCAGAGAGTTAAGCAAAGATCAAGACTTTTTAAATAGGATAGCCATAAAAGCAAAAAAGAATATTAAGGATGTTGATTTAGTAATAAAGTCTATACAGTTCATTAGTCAACACGGAGAAACTAACGATAGATTTTAATTATGAAAGATTATAATTGGGAAAGGAAGAACATAAAAAAGGTAGATAAAATTCTGGAGATCAATGATTGTATCGAAAAAAACCTTTCAGAAAACAGTACACCTGAAGAAAGAGAATCAGCAATGAAACTTATAGAACATAACATATTGAAAATCAAGGACTTATGCGAGTTGACATATTCTTTGATTGTCATATCTGATAAACATAATATTTTAAAAGATGAGTAAGATTAAGTATCAAAAGATTTGGAAGATAGACAGTAGTGTATATGAATACGATTTGTCTGATGTAAAGTTAGACCTTCCTAAAATTATTAATACAGACATTTCCTTTCAGTTGATGTTTGGATTACCTGAAGATGGCAGGATAGAAAAAGAAAGAATAAGAAAGCACCACGAGTCCTGGACTCCTACGGTGTATAAAGAGGATTAGTATGGAGACTGTATTTTATATATCTTTGCTTTTGTGGAACTTATACCAACACTTCCAAATAAAACATCTCAAAGAGGATGTTGAAATAAATGACGAGGGGGTCAGGGGGGTAGAGGGGGGTCTGCAAAAAACCGACAAAAGATTAGATGATGTTGCGAGAAGTCTCGATGACCATATTAGGGAATACACCAAGCAAAAGCAATCAATACAGAATTGCCAGGGGAAGGATGTACAAGTCAAAGCAACTAAAACAATACGAGGACTTATTTCTAATACAATGTCAACAGTACAGGGATTTATTGATAGATCAGGAATTTGGAATCAAGTTAGAAGTGTACTATCCCTCAAGAAGGACAGACCTAGACAACTCTCTGAAAGTGATATTGGATTGTTGTCAGAAGGCAAAGATAATTAAGAATGATAATAAATGTATTAGAATTGAAGCTGATAAGTTTATTGATAAAGAAAATCCACGAATTAATATTTTAATATATGAAATCTAAAATGAGATTTTGGAATCAAACATCGACTGCTGTTGAGTCTGCTGAAACTGATGAAACTGTTGGACAAAGGATTCCTGGATACTATATAGGTAAGGTGTATGGGTACGAAGCTAGGAAGGTAGTTGAAGATTGGAATCTTTCCTACAACGTAGGTACTGCCACGACCTATCTCTTGCGATGTGGTAAGAAAAAAGAGCAAGGTATGAGTGACAATGCAAAACATATTGAAGACATAAACAAAGCAATAAATCATCTAAAATTCGAAATAGAAAAATTGAGTAATGAAAAATAAAGTAAGCAAATGCTGTGGCTCAAATGTAGTGTTGAGAGTATTTCACGCACTCGGTCAGAAGTATTTTAAATGTATGAGGTGTAATCAGTTTTGCACCACTAAAATTAAATAAAGAACGATGTCAATTCCTAGAACTGAACGTAAAGATCGAAGAGGTGGTGGCTATGCTAGGCGCAAATTTACCTTTGAAGAAGCAGAGAAGATACGCAAAGAATACTTTGATGGTGGTATAACTCAAGAAGAATTAGCACTAAAGTATAAGGTATCTCAACCTCTGTTAAATCAACTCTTATCTTACAAGACATACAAACGGTAGTCTTATACCACGAAAACCCCGTAAAACGTATCTTACGAGGTCTGCGAGGTGATGTGTGATTATTTTCTAAATCCTTCTACCATATCTTTAACATCTTGTTGATTTAATCTATTATTGATTGAATCATACAATGCTTCTAGTTCATCATATTTTTCGTTGTAGAAATCTTGTGCTTCTTCTCTTAATCCAAAAGAATCATCTGTACTATCTTTACTTTCATACATTTCCTCTCCAAATCTTTCTTCTGTTAATTGGGTAGCAATCTCATCTACAAATTCCATTTTCATTTCTTTTGTCATAGTTATATTGTTTTAAATTCTTTACAAAGGTAACTATTTTAAATTAATATGCAAATAATTTGTATACTTTTTTTTGTTTACTAGATAGGGGGATGGGGGGGGTGCATAGGGGGATAGGGGGGGTCAAGACTTTTTTTAAATAATTTTGGTATATTAAAAATAATTATTATATTTGCCTTGAATTTAAACAATGACTTATGGAAATTACAAAAACAATCGCAACAGAATTAATCGGTAAATCAAAAGGAAATATCTTTTCAGCTAGGTTCACTAAAGCTGATGGATCTAAAAGAGATATGACTTGTAGACTAGGAGTAAAGAAGTATCTACAAGGTGGTCAATTAAAGTATGATGCCCAAGAGAGAGGCAATGTCATAGTATTTGATATGGCTAATAAAGGTTATAGGACTATCAAGATTGATAGACTAGAAGAATTAACACTCAACGGTGTTAAGTACAATGTTATATAGTTTAGTTAATTAGTTTTTGAAAGCGCATCAAGAAATTGGTGCGTTTTTTTTGCTTCACGAAACTGCTATGAAACTGTTGAAACTGCTATGAAACTGCTGAAACTGTTGGGTATGCTATGTGTAGGGGTGTGCGCAGAGGTGCGCATTTCGGTCTGGGGGAGGGGGTACAGTCCATCCCTGACAAAATGTCCATTTTCAAATTAGCCTTTTTAAGGTCTTAATTGCTTTGTGTAGTATGTAGGTATTAAATTCTTTTTTTATTGCCTTATATCGCTTTAAATTAAGTTAAAATACTGTTTTTTGTTTCTATTGGGTATCTTGATAGGTTTATCTAGTTACCTTTGACCCCTTACCCAAAAAGGGGTGAACCTAATAAAAGGAACACCCCAAAACAAACTAATTAATATATCAGCCAAAAAATATTCTATTGCTTAGCTCACTATTGAGCAAATCAATAATTTTAGGGTCTTTTGTTTCTTTGTACTTTGTCAATTGACGTTTGACCTCTATTATTAATTTAAAGTCATTATAGTTTTTTTCCTCTAGATTATCAATATAATTTTGTGTATCGTTATCTAGTGTTGACCATATATTGGTCACTTTTTCTTTTAAATCTATCATAGTTACTTTTTTTAAATTAATTTATTACAAATCCAGTTAAATCCTTTTTAGCTTCTCCTTTTGCCCTTAAACCTAAAATAACGCCATTAGCTTTTATCATTTCAAGGTCTGTTTTATCACCATCCAAAACCTTAAAACCTTTGTATGATTTTGGCAAAGTGTTAAAAACGGCTGAAACATTTGCCCCCATCTTTAGAGCCTCAATAATCTCTTCTTCGTTGTCTTCTTTTCTGGAGAAAGTTAAAATGTAATTAGTACCAATATACTTTTTTACTTTGCCAAGAATTGCCGTATAATCATAAAAAATACTGTTTTTAAATTCTAGATCATTGAGAACATCAATAGAAGCGTATTTTTTTAACATATAGATAAAATCAACATCAGACGTCCCATTAAGCCTGAAAGCTACCTTATAACCTTTTAAAATTGCTTTTTTACTCTCTTTTATAATTTCATTTGCTAATTGATTAATAAATCCTTTTTTATCAAAAACAAAATAATTTGCTTTGTTAACTCTTGAGTTTATTACATTTGAGAATTTGCCTCTACCCGCTGAAAATAAACAGGCTTTTGCACATCCTTTTGATGCTTTAGGGCAAAGATTAACTTTTTTAAAATTTTGGTTATATGGGGCAATATATAGTATAAAAGTTTTTATTTCATTTTTTGCCGTCTTACTGTTTGTACTACCTTTAGATAGTAAATTTTTAGGTTTCTTGATTTCCATTTTGTATGATTTTAAAAGTTAAATATTGAGTCTATAAAAGGGGCAAAGATTACAATTGCAAAGAATAAGAATAAAAGCAATATGTTAAAAGCTTTTTCTCTGTAGGTTTCTTTATTTCTTTTGTCTAATAGATTTGAATTGTTAAAAGTTTTCATTTTATTAAATTTTGATTAATTAATTAGTTTCGGCAAATATATAAATTATTTGTATACTATTATTCTTTTTTTTGTTGTTTTAGTGTTTATATATATTGAAACTGTCTGTTTTTACCTAGCTTTTTAAATTTAAACTTATATCTTTTTTTTTTAATATCAGTATACCAAAATTGTCTAAAAGTTGCTTAAAAAGGATTAAAATAGCTTATTTTGTGTTGTTAACAATTTCAAAAGTTATTAACAATATTTTTGTTCAAAACTTTTTTATTTTTTTCTTGGAATTGTCAAAAAGTCAGTTCCGTCAATCTTGAGGTAGTATAGGGGAGCCACATACACATACACACACCAAATCCTAATTCAATTTTATAATTCATAAAGGGTTAGTCAAGGGTATACAAAGGGTTCACATAGGGTATATTATAGCCTATATAATAAAGATAAAGATAAAGCTAAAGATAAGGTTAAAGATAAAGTATAGAATAAAGATAAAGCTGAATTTTATATTTCATTTGTTTTCGTTAAAACAATTATGTTTTTATATTAGCTTTGTAATATGAAAAAGCACAACAACAAATTACGCAAACAAGAAACAAAGGTTGAGGCTTATAAACCTAACCTAGGTGGTAGACCAAAAGGAGCTACAAGTAAGTTGGGTCGTATATCAAGAGAAGCTGTTGCTAGAGCATTAGAAGGTTCTTCCTGGAAGATACAAGCAGCATTGGATCAGTTATTTGAAAAAGACCCTGAAGCATACATATCTGCTATTGCAAAGATTATGAATTATGCTGTACCTAAAATGTCCTCTACCGAGGTTATTGATAAGACTCCACAGAAAGTAGAATTAAACTTATCCGAAAACACTTCTGCCGAAGATTTAAAGAAGATGTTAGAGGGTATGGGTGAAGATGAGCAAGAATAACGCAGTAAAAAAAGCGATAGAGAAGAAGCTCTATGAAATGTCCTTTTACGAGTTCTTTTGTAAGGCATTTGAAGTGGTAGAGCCATCAGTACCTTTTTCGGCTAATTGGCATCACAAATATTTATGTGATATATTAGAAGAAGAAGCTAGGAGGATTACTAGGGGAGATAAGAAAACGAAGGACATCATTATTAACATACCGTTTCGTTCAACAAAATCTCTTCTAGTTACTGTCCTCTATCCTGTGTGGTGTTGGATTATAAATCCTAGGATGAAATTTATTACTGCATCTTACTCTGCTGAACTTTCTATAGAACACGCAACAAAGTCCAGAGATGTTATCTTATCAGAATGGTTTACTGATTTATGGGGAGATTATGTCAAGATTAAGAAAGACCAAAACCTTAAAGCAAGATATGAGAATACTATGCAGGGTGTTAGAAGAGCAACATCAGTTGGAGGTACTATTACAGGGCAAGGAGGTGATATTATCATTGTCGATGATCCATTGTCACCAAAAAACGCTTCTTCCGAAGTAGAAAGAACAAATGCTAACGAATGGTATCGTACAACATTGTATTCACGACTTAATAATCCTCATACAGGGGTTAGGATAGTAATTATGCAAAGAATACACGAAAGAGACCTATCAGGATTCCTTTTGAACGAAAATCCAAAGAACTACAAGCATATTTGTATACCTGCTGAAGATTCATCTCTTATAAACCCAATGTCATTAAGGGAATACTACAAAAATGGATTATTTTGGGATG